TTAATCAGCGGGTTCGGGGTTCGAGTCCCTGATGGCGCACCCACCGTCGGGCCCTGCGGGGCCGTCCGGGTCGTTGACGACGACCGAAAGCCGGCGACCGTCGATGATCGGCTGCCCGGAGAACAGGTCGTTCGGCTGGACGCCATACCGCCTGCACACCAACTCGATTTCATCGGGCTTCCACGTGCCGCCGGAGAGCTTGCGGTAGAGGCCGGCCAAGGAGATATCGAGGGCCAAGGCAAGCCGAAGCTTCTTGTCATCGGTGTGCTCCATGAGCTGTTGCACCGCGGAGCCGATGCGAGTGTCTACGGGTAGCGCCTCTGTGGGCTGCTGACTGGCTGTCATGCACAGCATGATCAAGCTTGCGACAAACTTTTGCAAGAACCTCGCATGTTCGGCTTGTCAACTTCCAACTTTTGGGTAACACTTCTGACATGCCCACACCGCTACGGCGACTCGCCGACAACCTCATCGAGGGCGGTGTCGACCGCTTCGTCACCGACCGCCGGAAGGACGGGAAGTCCTGGCGAGCCATCGCGCTCGACCTCCGAGACACCTCGAACGGCCAGCTCGACATCACGCCGGAAACCGTCCGCGGCTGGTACCGAGAAGCCACCACGGGAGCTGTCGCGTGATCACCCGCCAACAGGTCGCCGATCTCCACGAAGGTGACGTCGTCGAGATCGCAGACGAACGGTGGCCCGACACGTACGTGTGCGGACCCCTGCGCGTCCAGGACTACGTGTACTGCCCCGGCGCTCTCTGCTGCCGAGACATTCCAGTGCGAAGCGCGAGCGGCCAGCCGTATGGGGCGCGGACCGCGTCGCTGACGGTTCTCACGCGTGCACCTCAACCGCTGCCGCCTCCCGTTTCGCCGTCGCCGTCGCCGTCGCCGATCGTGATCCACGTACACGTCAACGGCGTCTCCGCGGAAGCCGCGGCATGACCGGCGCCCTGGCCGTCGCTGGCCTCGCCTGGGTGGCGGTCTCCGTGCCCGTCGCGGTCGTCGTCGGCCGGGCCATGCACCTCGCCGACCAGCGCCAGGCGCGCCCCCCGCTGCGGCCGATCCACAGCCGCCCCTGATCCCCCCGGCGGCGCGATTCCCCCCGCGCCGTCGGGGTCCACAGCGCGACAGCCCGCCCCGTAGCCGCGGGACGGGCTGCCACTTCCGACCGACTACCAGAGGAGTCGATCAGCGTGAACAACCGTAAGGCCCTCACCCGACACACGCGCCGCGCCAACCCGGCCGGCATCCCCGCCGCCGACCTGCTGGCCGAGCACTCCCCCGCACCGGCCCCCGTCGTCGTCCACCTGGAGACCCGGCCGCTGCTGCTGCCCGGCCTCCGCCCCGCCCTCACCGGAGGTGCAGCGTGACCGTCTCCGTCCGGTCCGGCCTGGCCGAGCAGCTCGCCCGCCTCGCCCACTTCGCCGACCTCGACCTGCCCGAGGTCCAGGAGCTGGACGCCGTCGCCTGCTTCCTCATCGGCGACGTCGGCGACGCGACCGCGAAGACGGAGCTGTGGGAACAGCTCAAGGCCGGTGACGCCGCCCGGCTCTGGTACCTGATCTCCGACGACTGGGACGACCGCGACCTGGACGACGCGATCGACACCGACGCGGGACTCACCCGGGAGCAGGAGGAGCAGGCCCGGTACGAGCGCACCCGCAACCGACTGTGCTCCGACATCGAGCGGACCGTCTACCTGGCCCGCTACCGGGCTGCTGAGGCGCGCCGGGGCACCGCCGGCCAGGCCGCTGTCCAGACGCTGCTGAGCGCCCGATGAGTAGCGCCAAGCCCACCGCCCTGGAGGCGCTGACCCGGGCCGCGGCCGAGCACACGCCGACCGATCTCTCCCCCACCGCCGCCCGTCGCCGCCAGGCCCGCATCCCCGAGCACCTGCGCACCGACGACATGCAGGACTACCTCCGCCAGAAAGGCGAGATCCAGTGAAGATCATCAAGCTGACCGCAGAGAACGTGAAGCGGCTCAAGGCAGTCGAGATCACCCCTGACGGAACTGTGCAGGTCATCACCGGCCGCAACGCTCAGGGCAAGACGTCCGTCCTCGACGCGATCTGGCTCGCGCTCGGCGGCGGCGCCGCGTCCCGCGAGACAGCCCAGCCGATCCGCGCCGGCGAGGTCAAGGCGTCGGTCACCCTCGACCTCGGCGACCTGGTCGTCACCCGCACCTGGACCGGCGAGAAGACCGCGCTCACCGTCAAGTCGGCCGACGGCGCGAAGTACTCCTCGCCCCAGAGCGTCCTCGACGCGCTCGTGGGCCGGCTCTCCTTCGACCCACTGGAGTTCACCCGCCTGTCCGGCCGTGAGCAGCTGTCCGCGCTGCTGGAGCTGGTGCAGCTCGACGTCAACCTGGACGACCTGTCAGCTGACCGGCAGCTGCTCTACACCGACCGCACCGAGATCGGCCGCAAGGGCAAGGCGCTGGAGGGCCAGGCCGCCGGCCTGGGCCCGCTCGAGGACGCGCCGGCCGAGGAGGTGTCGGCGTCCGACCTGATCGCCCGGATCCGCGGGGCTCAGCAGCGGGAGCAGGAGCAGGCAGACGACCGGCGCGAGGTCCAGCGGTGGACCGAAGAGGTGGCCGAAGCGCAGCGGCAACTCACCCACGCCCGCATGATGCTGGCCGACGTCCAGGCGTTGGTGTCCACGCACCGTGCGGTCGAGGACGTCGACGCGCTGGAGCGGAACCTGGCGTCGGTCGAGGAGACCAACCGGGCCGTCCGCCGCAACGCCGAGCGGCGCACGGTCGACGAGCGACTGGCAGCGGTCCGCAGCGCTTACGCCGCCGCGACCGAGGCGATCGACGAGATCGACCGCACAAAGGCCGACGCCCTCGCCAAGGCCACGTTCCCCGTGCCCGGGCTCGGCTTCGACGACGCCGGCGTGACCTACAACGACGTGCCGTTCTCCCAGGCGTCTGCCGCCGAGCAGATCCGGGTCTCCCTCGCGATGGCGATGAGCCTCAACCCGACGTTGCGAGTGATCCGCATCCTCGACGGCTCGCTGCTGGACGCCGACAACCTGCGGCTGATCTCGGAGATGGCCGCCGAGCGGGACTACCAGCTGTGGATCGAGCGGGTCGCCGACGGCTCCGGTGTCGGCGTCGTCATCGAGGACGGGGAAGTGGCGGCATGACCGCCACCGCAGTGCTCACCGCGCCGACCGGGCGACTGCTACCCCTCGTCGCGCCCGGGTCGGCGGAGTGGATGCGCCGCATGTCCGCGTCCAAGATCGCCGCCGTCCTCGGCCTCTCCCCCTACGAATCCCGGTTCTCCCTCTGGCACCGCATGGCCGGGCTCATCCCTGGCGAGCCCGAGTCCGACGAGATGCGCCGCGGCCACTACCTGGAGCCGGCCATCGCGCACTGGTTCGCTGACCAGCACCCCGACTGGCGGGTGGAAGGCACCGGCACCTGGGTCGCAGCCGACGACGACCGGTGGGCCGCCTCCCCCGACCGGCTCGTCACCTGCGAGGACGGAGAGGTCCGGCTGCTGGAGTGCAAGACCGAGGGCTCCGACGAACGGTGGGGCGAGGACGGCACCGACGAGATCCCCGTCTACCACCGGGCGCAGGTGCAGTGGCAGATGCTCGTGACGGGCCTCCGCGTCGCCCACGTCGGGCTGCTCACCTCCTACCTGTCGTTCCGGCAGTACGTCGTCCACTGGGACCCGGACGACGTCGCCCGCCTGGTGCCCGCGGCCGAGGAGTTCATGGCCTCCCTACCGGGCGGGAAGACGCCACGCCGCCCGTCGATCGACGGGCACGGCTCCACCTACCAGGCGGTGCGGGAGCTTCACCCCGACATCGACGGCGAGGACTTCGAGGTGCCCCGCCCGCTGGCCGAGAAGTTCTGCGGCGCCGTCCACGCCGTTAAGGCCGCCAAGGAAGCCGACTCCGAGGCGCGCGCCGAGCTGGCCGACGCCATGGGCTCGGCCCGCCGCGCCCTCTTCGACGGTGACGTGCTCGCCACCCGAGTGCCCCGGCAGAGCGGCACCCCCTCCATCACGGCAGCCCGCAAGCTGCCGACCCTCACGACCCCGGAAGCAGCGTGACCCCGAGATGACCCAGACCGTGTCCTCCGCCCTCGCCACCCAGGAGACCTCGGCCTCCGCCATGGTCGAGCAGTACCGCGACGACTTCGCTGCCGTCCTACCGACGCACATCCGCCCCGACACGTGGGTGCGCCTCGCCGTCGGCGCCCTCCGCCGCGACGTCGAGCTGAAGAAGGCCGCCGAGAACGACCCCTACTCGCTGATGGCCGCGCTGCTCCATGCCGCCCGCCTCGGCTTGGAGCCGGGCACCGAGGAGTACTACCTGACCCCGCGCCGGGAGAAGGGACAGCTGAAGGTCCTCGGCATCCCCGGCTACCAGGGCCTCGTCGACCTCATGTACCGCGCCGGCGTCGCCCAGTCCGTCGTCGTCGAGGTGGTCTACGCCGACGACCTGTTCATCTGGACGCCGGGGAAGGTCGACGACCAGACGCCGCCGCGCTGGGCGGGAGCGATGGAGCGGCCATACCACGACATCAACTGGGACGCGGAAGACCGCGGCGCGCTGCGCCTGGCCTACGCGTACGCGGTGATGCGGGGCGGCGCAATCTCGAAGGTCGTCGTCCTGAACAAGGCCGCCATCACCAAGATCAAGCAGTCGTCCCAGGGCTCCGACTCGCCGTACTCGCCGTGGGTGAAGCACGAACCGTCGATGTGGCTCAAGTCCGCGGCCCGGCAGCTGGCCAAGTGGGTCCCGACGTCGCCGGAGCGCGTCGGGGTCGCGCCCGTCAAGGTGGCCTCGGAACGACCGACGCCGTCCGGTGCTCTGCCCGCGCCACCGCCCGGCATCGACGAGTCCGACCCGGTGCCGCACGCCAACCCGGAGACCGGTGAGGTGGTCGACGCCGAGGTCGTCGACGACCCACCGGCCGGGGAGAAGGCCACCACCCGGCAGCTGCAGAAGATCGTGCTCCTCCTCAACGACCACGGCCGCGAGTCCGACGAGCAGCAGCGCGAGTACCTGTCCGAGCGCGTCGGCCGCCGCCTGGCGTCACGGAAGGACCTGTTGCGCACGGAGGCCGCGGTCATCATCGACGCCCTCGAGGAGCTCGCCCCGCCCGCCGGTGGTACCCGGTGAGCGTCGTCCTCCGCTACGCCGCCCGCCTGGACTGGCCGCACCCGGTCACCCCGGACGAGCAGCGCCGGTCCCGCTGGACGTTCAAGGCCAGCCACGCCGACACGATGTCGAAGCTTCGCTACGAGCTGGGTCTGATCGGCGCCGACCAGGCCCTCGTGGAGGCCGCGGTCGACCCGGACCGTGTCCTGCGCGACGGGTCCGGATTCTGGGCGCACGCCGTTCCCCAGCATCCGGGGATCTCCCTGACGGTGCGCGCAGAGACCGGGGTGCGTGTGTTCGCCACCGACGTGTGCGAGACGTGGCAGCACAACCTGCGGTCCATCACCCTCGGCCTGGAGTCGCTGCGGGCGGTGTCCCGGTACGGGATCACGCCGCGCGGTGAGCAGTACGCCGGATTCCTCGCCATCGAGTCCGGTCGCCCTGCTGTCATGAGCACGGAGGACGCGGCCCGGTTCCTGATCGAGTCGGCCGGGCTGACGCGGCAGCTGGACGGGAAGGACATCGGCGCGGTGCTGGAGTCGCCGGAGATGCGCCGAGGCCTGTACCGGAAGGCCGCGTCGTACCTCCACCCCGACCGGGGCGGCGACGCCGCAGCGTTCGCGCGGCTCACCGAGGCCATGACCCTCCTCACCGGGATCGCCCAGTGACCGCCAAGGACACCAACGTCGGGAAGCAGACCGAGCAGCTCGCCGCCCGCTGGCTCCGCGACCACGGCGGATTTCCCCACGCCGAACGCACCGTCCGCACCGGCTACAAGACCGCCAACCGGCAACTCATCGACGCCGGCGACATCGACGGCTGCCCCGGCCTCGTCATCCAGTGCAAGTCCCTCCGCCCGGCCGACCGCGCCGAACGGTCGGTCGCCGGGTGGCTCCTGGAGACCGAGACCCAGCGCCAGGCCGTCGACGCCCACGTCGGTGTCCTCGTCGTCCGACGGTGGGGCACCACCGACGTCGGACGGTGGTGGTGCTTCTTCACCGCCGGCGCGTTCGTTCACCTCACCGGCGGCCGGTCCGAACAGTTCGCCGGCCCCGACGTCGTGCCCCTCCGCCTAGAGGTGCGGCACGCGTTCGCTCTCCTGGCCCTCCGGGGTCTGGGTGACGCAGCATGACCGCGCCAGCCAAGAGCCGGCGGAAGCCCATCCGGCACGGAACCACCGGCGGCTACCGCGCCCACTTCCGGCACGGCGAACCGATGTGCGAGCCATGCCGCGCGGCCGACCGGACCCGGAAGGGCTACCTCGGCCCGCAGCCCGTCGCCTCCTGCGGCACCGTCGGCGGATACCGGCGCCACCTCCGCCACGGCGAGGACGCCTGCCCGCCCTGCCTCACGGCGAACGCGGCCTGGGGCCGGATCTACAAGCGCCGGGCCAGCGACCGCGCCAAGGCGGGTGCCCGATGACTCCGCTGGTCACGCTGGACGGCGACGCCGAACTGACCTTCACCGACGTGTTCTGCGGTGCCGGTGGCAGCAGCATCGGCCTCACCGAGGCCGGGTTCACCCTGCGCCTGGCCGCGAACCACTGGGACCGCGCGATCGAGACCCACTCGGCGAACTTCCGCGACGCCGACCACCTGTGCGCCGACGTCAGCAACTACGACTGGCGGCGCGCGCCCCGGACGGTGTTCGGCTGGTTCTCGCCCGAATGCACCTGGCACTCCCCCGCTGGCGGCCGCAAGAAGACGCGCGCGCAGCTGGACATGTTCGACGACTACGTGCCCGACGAGGCCGGGGTGCGCTCCCGGGCCACCGCGTTCGACGTCATCCGCGCCACCGAGGTGCACCAGTACCGCGCCCTGGTCGTGGAGAACGTCGTCGAGTTCGCCGGGTGGGAGCTGTTCGACTGGTGGCTCGAGGGGCTGCGAAAGGTCGGCAAGGGCTACAACGTGCAGATCGTGTGCGTGAGCTCGGCGCACGTCGGCGACGAGGTGAACCCGCACGCCCCGCAGTGGCGGGACCGGATGTACATCGTCGCCACCCAGAAGGGCATCCCGCTGCCCGACGTCGCGCCGCGTCCCCCGGCTTGGTGCCCAGTGTGCGACGAGGTCGTCGACGCGCGGCAGTCGTGGAAGAAGGTGACCGGCCGGAAGGTCGGCAAGTACGGCGAGCAGTACGTCTACCGGTGCCCCAACCGGTCCTGCCGGCACGCGATCGTCGAGCCCTACGTGCTCCCGGCGTCGGCCGCGATCGACTGGACCGACCTCGGCACCCGGCTGGGCGACAAGCCGGTCAAGACGTTCAAGAACAAGAAGACCGGCGAGGTAACGACCGGACCTCTCGCCCCGGCCACCATGCGCCGCATCCGCGCCGGGCTGGAGATGTTCGCGCAGCCGACTGTGGTGGCCCACCACGGGCAGACGTGGGAGCGGCCAGGGTCGGACTACGTGCGCGCCTGGCCCGCCGAGACGGCGCCGCTCATGGCGCGCACCGCGACCCAGGGCGACGCCGTCGCCACGCCGGGCGCGTTCATCAGCAAGGCGTACACGCCGCGCGGCCAGGAGTCGCAGATGGTGAAGGACCCGACGTCGGAGCCGCTGGGCGCGGTCACCGCCGCCGACCACCACCAGCTGGTCGCGCCGCCGTTCGCGGTGAACCTGCGGCACGGCGCCGACGACCACGGGCGGCAGTACCTGCTCGACGGGCGGCCGCTCTCGCCGGCCACGACGAAGATCGGTGACGGGCTGGTGATGCCGCCCGGCTCGTTCGGGGTGACGCTGCGGAACCACGGGGAGGCATTCCCGGTGGCCGTCGACGCCCTGTCGACGGTCAGCACCTCAAGGCACGACGGCGTGGTGGTGCCGTTCATCGACGTGGCCCGCACGCACAACCGCGCTCGAGGTGTCGACGAGCCGCTGTCCCCGGTGACGACCGGCCGGAACCACGGCGTCGTAGTGCCCGAGGGTGCGTTCATCCAGAAGCACCACGGCGGGCTGGACTACAAGGCGATCGAGCACATGACCAAGAGCGTCGGCGACCCGCTACCAGGCATCGTCGCCCGGCCGAACCTGTCCCTCGTCATCCCGTACCGGCGGGGCTCCAGCGCCCGCCCGGCGGACGCGACGGCGCTGCCGACCGTGTCGACGCGGGAGTCCGCGGGCGTGGCCACCGCCGAGGTGGTCGACCTCGACGACGTCCGGTTCCGCATGCTCAAGCCGCGTGAGCACCTGGCGGCTCAGCGGTTCCCCGGCAGCTACGTGGTGACCGGCAACCAGGGCGAGCAGACGATGCAGGCCGGAAACGCCGTGTCGGCCAACGTCGCCCACTGGCTCGGCCGGCAGATCCTGGCGGTGCTCCGGTGAGCCTCACCGGGATGGCGGCGCGCAACCACCCGGCCCAGGTGGAGCGTCGCGGCCCGGTGGACGAGGTTGACGATCGAGCGACCCCGTTCGACCTATTCACACACCTGGACCGCAAGCACCGCTTCACCGTTGACGTCGCCGCGGCCCCGCACAACACGAAGTGCGCCCGCTACTTCACCCGCGAGGAGGACGGCCTGCACCAGTCGTGGGCTGGCGAGTCGGTGTGGTGCAACCCGCCGTTCTCCGACATCAAGCCGTGGGTGCAGAAGGCGTGGGCTGAGCACCGGACCGCGACCGGGATCGTGATGCTGCTGCCCGCGAACCGGACTGAGCAGCGCTGGTGGAACGTGCTGGTGGAGCCGTTCCGCGATCGCGGGGGGGGGGTCCCTGCGGACGGAGTTTCTGCCTGGCCGGATCCGGTTCATGAAGCCCGGCCGGACACGCGTGGGCCCGAACGAGCGACCGCCTTTCGGCTGCGTGCTCCTGACCTGGACGCCGACCGGATCCGGACGCGAGGTTGCACAGTGACCACTCAGCCGACCGGCCGCACCTCGTCGGCGGGCACCGATGTCACGTACCGGCCCCTCCCCCAGTCGTGCTCGAGCACGTACGACACCGACGCGTACCAGTCGCCGTCCGGCCACCGCACCCAGCCGTCCTGCATCGCAGGCACCCACTCGCCGTCGTGGAGCACCTCCACCGGCCGGGGCTCGTCGAAGCGCCGTATCCGGTCCTCGGTCACCACGTCCACGGTAGGTGCGCGGTGACCGGCCCGTGCCCGTCGGGGAAGACGGAGCACCCGTCGGAGACCGCCGCCCGCCGGGCCGCCACCTCGGTGGGGCAGCGGCGCACCCACGACCGGCCGCGGGTCTACCAGTGCCCCCACTGCCACGGCTGGCACCTGACCAGCTCGCCAAAGGCCCGGCAGCCCGCCGCGCACGGCAACCGGCGGAGAGGCAACGCACCAGCCCCGCCGACGCCTGCGACCCGCACGGAGTTCGAGGCGTGGTTCGCCGCGCACACCCCCAACACCAGCGAGGAGCAGCGATGAGGCGCGCCCTGGCCGCCGCCCACTGGGTCCGCGACCACTGGCTGCACCTCGTCCCCGCCGGCGCCGCCCTCGCCGTCATCACCGGCGCCATCCTCAAGGCCGACGTCGGCACCATCGCCATCACCACCGCCATGGTGATCATGCTCGGCTGGATCTACGGCCTCACCTACACCGTGCAGAACCTCCGCGACGACGTCGACACCGCCACCGACGACTCCGACCAGGCCATCCGCCTCGCCCACGACCTGAAAGAGGACATGACCGCGGTCATCGGCACCGTCAACCAGGTCATCGACCACCTCGACGACACCACCCCCGCCGGCAGGCACTCCCGCCCACACCTCCAGCCCTAAGCCATGCTCACGCTTTCTCACTTCCGCGACTCACAACAGGGGGACCCATTGACCGACCTTCTCGCCGACGTCGACGCCTGGTGCCGCAGCACGCTGCCCCCGCGGCGGCCGACGCACCTGCTCAACGTCCGCCCCACCGACGCCCAGCTCGACACCCATCCCGAGTCGCTCGCCATCGCCGCCTACTTCGCCGGCGCCCGGCACGCCACCGGTGAGCCCCTCGCCGCGTTCCCCCGGCCGCTCACCGCCGCCGAAGCCGAGTGCTGGCGCGACGGGTGGGCCGAACACCAGGAGCTCCCCCTGGCCCTCCCTGAGCCGCAGCACGACCGCAGCGTCGACGTCGACCACCCGATCGGACGGACCGCCTGATGACCGGCCTGCCGTGGGTCCGTCTGGACACCACCTTCTACGAGAACCCGAAGATCCTCGCCCTTCTCGCCGAGCGGGACGGCTACCGGGCCGCCGTCGTCTACGTGTCGGCCCTCGCGTACTCGGGAGGGCACGGCACCGACGGCCAGATCGCTACCTACGTCCTGCCCAGGGTCCACGGCCGGAAGACGGACGCCGACCGACTAGTCCGCCACGGCCTGTTCGAGCCGGCCGTCGACGGCTGGCAGATACACGACTACGACCAGCTGCAGCAGACGTCGGAGACCACCGAGCAGATCCGCGCCGACCGCCGCCGGGCCGCCATCAAGGGCAACTGCGTCCGCCACCACGGCCCCGACTGCGGCTGCTGGAGAGGAGGCCTCAGCAGCGTCCCATGACCCTCGCACCCTGCGTCGCACATGCGATCGCAAACGACTCACACCCGGGAGTCGCACTTGTGGTCCGACGAGACGTGACGTGACTACACGAAGAACTACTCACCCTGACAGGAGATAGATCAACTTGCGTAACGCGCACGCGAGCAGCACCCCCCATCACGTCGGCCAGGTCGAAAAGGCACGCATCGAGATCACCGCCCTCCTCGAACAGTGGGGCGCCCCGTCCGCCCCGGCTCGCGCCGGCGACATCGTCGACGCCATGCAGAACCTCGGCTGGACCCCACCCCGCGACCCCAACGCCGACATCCCGCCGCTGCGCCCCGCCCGCGTCGCCGACGAGGACTCCCCCGGCCGCCGCGAGTTCGCCGAAGCCCGCGCCGCCCTCGCAGCCCGCCAACGCAGAGACCCATGACCCCGCTTTCTCGCAACCGAGAGTCACAACTGCGATACTCACCAGACCCCCCTCTCCCCAGGAGCCCACTCGCATGATCCGCAACCTGCTCGACTTCGGCCGGATGCTGGCCGACGCACTCCTCGAACGACTCACCCGCCGATGACCGCCCTGCTCCGGCCACCCGACTGGACCCGCCAAGCCGCCTGCACCGACCACGACCCCGCCCTCTTCGACGCCGACACCGGACCCAACACCGCCCGAGCCCGCATCATCTGCGCCAGCTGCCCCGTCCGACTCCGCTGCGCCCACGAAGCCCTCGACGACGCCATCGACGGCGGCACCTGGGGCGGCCTCACCACCGCCGACCGCCGCGCCATCGCCCGCGGCGACTACGGCGACCTCGGCACCTACGACAAGCCCGGCGCCGCCCGCCACGGCGACCGCTCCCGCTACAACACCTGCACCGCCGGCCCCGGTGGCAGCAAGTGCGCCGCCTGCCGCGAATCCATGCGTCGCTGGCAGGCCGACCGACGCGGCAGCACCAGCCGCGTCAGCGTCACCGCCACAGCCAAGACCGGATACCGGACTGGCGCAGGCAGCCGACCCGTCCGCCTCGACCCCGCCATGGACACCGACTTCAACCGCGGTGACGACACTGATATCGACGACCGCAAGATCAGCGCATGACCGGGTTCAGCGACGGCCTCCACCAAGGCCTCCACGCCGTCGCCTACGCCCTCGGCTTCCTCCTGCCGGTCCTCATCCTCGCCGCCTGCATCGCCACAGCCTGGGTCCTCTACGGCTGGGCCGAACACCGCATCGCCGTCCGCCGCGTCCACTGCCAGATCCGCCGCACCGGACGACGACCAGGACGCACCTGATGCCCGCACCCCTCGACCCCGACAAGCGCGCCGCCATCCTCGACGACATCCTCGAAGGCAAGACGCGCAACGCCATCGCCCGAGACCACGACGTCGCCCAATCCACCGTCAGCCGCATCGCCGCCCAAGAAGGCATCACCGACGCTTGGGACCGAGCGGACAGCAAACGCGCCACAGAGCTGCGGATGGTGGACGTCAAGGCCCGGCAGTCGGAGCTGGCGCAGCTGCTCGCTGAGGACGTGCACCGGCTGCGTCGGATGCTGTGGGAGCCGTGCACGGTCTACAAGTTCGGCGGGAAGGACAACACGCTGGCGACGCACGACCTCGAGGAGCCGGACTTCGAGGGGAAGCGGAACCTGATGACGACGATCGGCATTGCGGTGGACAAGATCGCGGTGTTGACGCGGGACGACGCGCAGGGCCTGGCCGCGGTCGACTCGTGGCTGCGGTCCCTCGGTGTCGGGGCGACGACGTGAGCAGACCCCCCGTGCATCCGCAGGCTGGCGGCGCCGTCCTGTTCTTGTGCAGTGCGCAGCATCCGCGTCTGTCGCCGGGGAACGTCTGTACCGAGCCAGCTGGGCACAGCGGCGTGCACGTCGCCACCGACAGCTGCGGACGGCCCGAGTACCTCTGGCGCAACAACGAAGGCCTGACCGGCGACGCCTACCCACTGAGGTGATCGTCCAGGCGCTCACGCCGAAACAGCAGACCGCCATCGGCCTCTCCCGAGCACACCGCATGGCCGTCTACGAAGGCTCCGTCCGCTCCAGCAAGACCATCACGTCGCTGCTCGACTGGCTCGCGTTCGTCCGCACCGCACCCCCCGGCCCGATGCTGATGATCGGCAAGACCGAACGCACCCTGGAACGCAACGTCATCGGCCCGCTCGTCGAGATGCTGGGCCGCAACCGGTGCCGGTTCGTCCGCGGCGCCGGGGAGCTCCACCTACTGGGCCGGCTCATCTACACCGCCGGCGCGAACGACGAGAAGGCGCAGGAGAAGGTCCGCGGCATCACCCTCGTCGGCGTCTACGTCGACGAGGCGTCGCTGCTACCCGAGTCGTTCTGGAACATGCTGGGCACCCGCCTGTCCGTCGCCGGCGCGCGGCTGATCGCGACCACGAACCCCGACTCCCCGCAGCACTGGCTGAAGCGCGACTACCTGGACCGGGCGCGCACCCACCTGACCAGGCCGGGCGCGGTCGTCCCCACCGGCGGCCCCGTCGACCTGGTGCGGCTGTCGTTCCACCTCGACGACAACATCACCTTGGACCCGCTGTACCGGGCTTCGCTGGACGCCATGTACGTGGGGCTGTGGCGGCGCCGGTTCATAGACGGCGACTGGGTCGCCGCCGAGGGCGCCATCTTCGACATGCTCGACCTCAACCCCGGGGGCGTCCACCGCATCGGCTGGGACACGGTGCGCCGGCAGCTGACCGGCCGGCACTGGGTGGGCCTGGACTACGGGCAGTCCAACCCGTTCCACGCCGTCCTCCTCGGCACGTCCGACGACGACCGGCTGGTGGTGTGCGGTGAGTGGCGGTACGACGGGCGCACCTCGCACCGGCAGCTCGACGACGGCGAGTACGAGGCCCGCCTGCGCGGCTGGCTCGACGCCGGAGCCGACATCCCCCTGCCCGCCGATGCGCACCCGGGGACGTTGGCCGGGTCGGTGTGGCCGGAGCGCACCGCGGTGGACCCGTCAGCGGCGTCGTTCCGGTCGATGCTGCGCAACCGTGGCTGGACCGGTCTGGTCGCCGCGGACAACGCCGTCGCGGACGGCATCCGCAACGTGTCGTCGCTGCTGGCCGCCCGCCGGCTGCTGTTCGCCCACGACGACCAGGGCCAGCCCGCCGCGCCGTTCCTCGAGCGGGAGCTGCTCGGCTACGTGTGGGACCCGAAGGCCACGAAGCGCGGCGAAGACGAACCGTTGAAGGCCGACGACCACGGCCCGGACGGGCTGCGGTACGGGGTCCAGGTCTGCCGGTCGGTGTGGCGGCCCTGGCTCCAGCAGGGGCTCAGCCTCGCGGCGTGATCACCAGCCGGCCGTCGTCGTTGAGGCTGCTGAGGTGGTAGCGGACACCAGGCATGGACAGCTGCTCGAGGTGTGGCCGACAGACGGGGATGTTCCGCCCGTCGAAAGTCCCTGCCCCCCAGGGCCAGGCGGTTACGGCTTCGGCGGAGCAGTCGTTGGCACGGCAGGTCGACATGACCCGAGCGTAGGACGTTGCGAAACTTTCTAACTTTTGACTCAAGAAAGTTCTTCGCAATACCGTTACACTCCTCGTGACCATCCGCGGCTACGAAGTCCTCCAGTGGACCCAGCACTGGCGGGTCGTCCACGGCACCTACTACCGCGACGCCGTCGCCCGCCGCCTCACCGACGGCGCGGTCCGCCTCATCTCCGTCCCCGACCAGTGACCCGCCACCAGGAGCACGACATGACCCGCCGCCCCTCCATCATCGAGACCCTGCCCGACTGGGCGCACGGGCTCCTCGTCCTATTCATCACCGCCGCGTCAACCACCCTCGGCAGCCTCCTGTGACCGGCCTGACCACCGGGGCCATGACCGTGACCGGCGAGGGCCGCGGCCCCGTGCACCTCACCGCCGCCGGCGCACGGAAGCTCACCGAGGAGATCCGGCACCACCTCGGCACCGCGATCGTGAAGCTCACCCAGGCCCGCGAAGGGGGCGCCGACGAGGTGCTCGGCTACCCGTCGTGGCACGCCTACGTGGAGGCCGAGTTCGGGGACCTGCGGGAGCTGCGCCTGCCCGTCGTCGAGCGCCGCGCCCTGGTCTCGTCGATGCGCGGAGATGACCTCAGCGTGCGGCAGATCGCCGGGAAGCTCGGTGTCTCCGTGGGCACCGTCCACGCCGACCTCCCCGAGACGCGTGAGCGCACTGCTGACGTCGTCCAGCTGCGCCCCGATCCGGCGCCCTCCCCCATCGCCGACCTGCCGAAGACCGACCAGGTCGTGATCCTCGTCGGCATGCAGGGCGACCGCGGCCTCACCTGCCGCGAGCTCGAGCTGGAAACCGGCTGGGGACATGGCACCGCATCGGGAGCCTTGTCGCGGGTCGCTCGGCAGCAGCGTGTGCGCCACGACGGGCGGTTCCGCCGCGAGTACGGCGTCTACGTGATCGGTCCGGACGCGTGACACCCGCGGAGCGCGTAGCCGCCCGATCGGTTCCAGGGCCGGGTGGTTGCCTCCTCTGGACCGGTGCTCGCTCGGATCGCGGCTACGGGACCATCTGCATCACCGAGGGCGGCCGGAAGCGGTGGCTGCTCGTTCACCGCGTCGCCTACGAGGCTGTCAAGGGGCCGATCCCTGCGGGCACTGTCGTCCGGCACTGCTGCGACGTCCGGCACTGTGTCGCTGCCGAGCACCTGATCTCCGGTAGCTATTCCGACAACACTCAGGACATGCTGGAGCGCGACCGACAGCCCGAGCACATGCGCCGCCGATTGACGTGCAGGAAGTGCGGCGCGAGGAACTGGCGTGAAACGCCGCAGGGCGGCCGGGTCTGTCGGCCGTGCACCGCCGCTCGTCAGCGCATCCGAAAGGCCCGGACGCACCTCGGCTGATACCGGGACGCCGACGCTGAGCGGGTGCCGCTGCCGGAGTCCACCGCGTCCACCCCGTGGCCCCCGACCGACATCGCCCCCTACGCGAAGGACCAGGCCGCGTGGGCAGCCTGGTGGTCCGGCGACACCCAGGGCCTCGCTGACACCACGCAGGGCGGCGGCACCACTGGTCGCCGCTCCTTCTGGGGCCGACGCAAGACCGGTACCGACACCACCCGGGCGACCGCGCACCTGCACGCCACCCTCGCCGCCGACATCGCGTCCACGTCCGCGGACCTGCTGTTCGGTGAGCCCCCGTCCCTCCTCGTCCCCGACGTGTCCCTGGCCCGCGCCCACGAGCGCCGCGCCGCCGGGCAGGGCGCCACCGAGGGCGAGCTGGCCGCGTGGCCCCAGTCCGGGCTGACCACCGGCGAGACGGTGCAGGCGCAGGACAGGCTCGACACCCTCATGGATTCCATCGGCCTGGCGAACCGGCTGCTGGAGGCCGGCGAGGTGTGCGCGGCCACCGGGGGCGTGTACCTGCGGCCGCTGTGGGACAAGGCCGCCGCCGACTATCCGCTGCTGACCGTCGTCGACGCCGACCGCGGCGTGCCCGACTTCCGGTACGGGCAGCTGGTCGCCGTCACCTTCGTCGAGGAGGTCATGAGCGAGGGCGACGTCGTGTGGCGGCACCTCGAGCGGCACGAGCCCGGCGTGATCCTCCACGGCCTGTACGTCGGCGCCGGCGCCATGCTGGGCCGGCGGGTATCGCTGACCGATCACCCCGCGACGATGGGGTTCATGGACGAGGTGCCGGTCCCCGTGGAGATCACCGGCGGTCGGCCGGGCATCATGCCCCGCTTTGTGCCGAACGTGCTGCCCAACCGCAAGCACCGCAAGTACCCCATCGGCCGGTCGGACTACGCCGGCTGCGAGTCGTTCCTGGACGCCCTCGACGAGACGTGGACGTCGTGGATGCGGGACCTCCGCCTGGGCCAGGCGCGGCTCGTGGTCCCGGACGAGTTCCTCACCCCGGTCGGTGGCCGGCCGGGGTCCGAGCGGCAGTTCGGCGGCGCCGGCAGTGTGGGTGGGCCGGGGTCGGCGCGGGGTTTCGACCTGGACGCCGAGCTGTTCACCGGCCTGAACATCGCCGACCTGGAGAAGCTGTCGAACCCGATCTCTCAGGTGCAGTTCGACATCCGCGTGGAGCAGCACGAGCGCACCGCGGTCGCCCTGACCGAGCACATCATCTCCACGGCCGGCTACTCCCCGCAGACGTTCGGGTTGCAGATCGAGGGGCGGGCGGAGAGCGGGACGGCGCTGCGCATCCGTGAGGGGAAGACGTGGCGGACGCAGGGCCGCAAGCAGCGGTACTGGGCGCCGGAGCTGTCGTCGGTCGGTGAGACCCTGCTGGCCCTGGACCGGGTGATCTTCGGGCGTCCGACGCCGGTGGCGCGTCCGGCGATCGGCTGGCAGGAGCTGGCCGATGACCCGCAGGGCACCGCGCAGTGGGTGAACACCCTCGCGTCGGCGCGGGCGGCGTCGATCGAGACGCGGGTGCGGTTGGCGCAGCCCGGCCTGGACGACGACCAGATCACCCAGGAGGTTTCCCGCATCAAGGCCGAGGACGGCCTGGGGCTGCCTGACCCGCTGGCCGACCCGGAGCTGGGCCGCGGCCCGGTCGGTGACTCGTCGGACATCAAGGCGAAGGCCGACGCCATGGGCGTGCTGATCCGCGCCGGCGTCGAACCTGAGGACGCTGCGATCCGCGTGGGGCTGGCCGGTGTCGAGTTCACGGGTGCCGTGCCGGTGTCGCTGCGCCTGCCGACCGCCGACGCCTCCGGCCTCGAGCAGACCTGAGCCGGTGCCGGTCTCCCCTGACGGCGGGGCCCGCTTCGCCAAGATCCTCGCCGACCTGTACTCCGACGCCGCCGCGCACCTCATCGGCCTCGTCTCCAACCGGCTCGCCGCCGGCATCGACCAGCGGGGCTGGGCGGAGCAGAAGCTGTCCGACACCCTCCGGCTGCGACGGGACGCGCAGCGGTTCGTGGCCACCCTCGGAGACGAGGTCGACGCCAACCTCTACGACCTCCTGGCCGACGCCTACTCATCGGGGGTCCTCGCCGCCGGCGGACCGGGCGTCGCCGAGGCCGCGCCGGGCATCGTCGCCGCAAACCGTGGCGCGGTGCAGGCATACGCGGCGGAGCTGGCCGGCACCGTGAAGTCCACGCACACCCGGATGCTGCGCAGCGCGGAGGACATCTACCAGCGGGTGATCGCCGACGTCGCCGGGCAGGTGGTCACCGGGGTGCAGACCCGCCGCGAGGTCGCCGCTAAGGCCGTGTCCCGCCTCGCCGGTGCCGGGGTCCGCGGGTTCACCGACCGCGCCGGCCGCAACTGGGAGCTGTCGTCGTATGTGGAGATGGCGACGAGGACGACGGCCGGGCAGGCGCACGTTCAGGGCGGCCTGGACCGGTACACGCAGACCGGCCGGGACCTGGTGATCGTGTCCGACGCGCCGGAGGAATGCGAGAAGTGCCGCCCGTTCGAGGGGCGGGTGCTGTCCCTGTCCGGGCGGGAGCCGACCGCCGAGGAGGTGAAGGGCCACCGGTACGCCGGGACGCTGCGGGAGGCCCGGTCGCGGGGGTTCATGCACCCGAACTGCCGGCACGCCCTGGCGGGGTTCACGCCGGGCCTGACGAAGCCGCCGGCGCGGGACACCGCCGACCCGGAGGGCGACAAGCTGCGGCAGGAGCAGCGGGCCCTGGAGCGGGGTGTGCGGGACGCGAAGCGGAAGGTGGCGGGGGCGGCGCCGTTCGGTGACACCGAGGAGCTGCGGGCGGCGCAGGCGCTGGTGCGGCTGCGGCAGTTCAAGCTGCGGGCGTTCGTCGGCGAGCACGACCGGAAGCGGCTGCCGTACCGGGAGACCCTCGGCGCCCGGTAGGTGTTCAGTCCTGAACGCGCTGATACGGGCGCGCGCACGGTGATCGGGTCAACCCTCAGGAGCCCAGGGAGCCCCCTTGACCCGCACCGTGCACGGCATCGACCTCACCCAGCCCGACGGCGTCGCCCGCCTCCTCGCCCACCACCGCGGCCGGTGGGGCACGGCGACGATGACCGCTCCCACCGGCACGCAGACGACCGAGACGACGAAGACCGAGACGAAGCCCGAGACGACCGGCCAGCAGACCACGACCGAGACGACGAAGACCGAGTCCGAGGCGAAGTTCACGCAGGCCGACCTCGACCGTGTCCTCCAGACACGCCTGGCCGAGGAGCAGGGCAAGTGGCAGAAGAAGCTGGACGACGCCGCCGCCCTCGCCGGGAAGTCCGAGACGGACAAGCTGACCATCGAGCGGGACCAGGCCAAGGCCGCCGCCACCGAGACGACGCAGAAGGCGGCGCAGCGCATCGCCCAGACGGAGGCGAAGGTGGCGGCGATCTCGGCCGGCGCGAACCCGGAGCGGGTGACGGCGATCGTGCGGAACGCCGACCTTGACTCGGCGGTGAAGGACGGGGAGGTCGACGAGGCTGCGATCAAGGCCGCGGTCGAGAAGGTGCTGACGGAGTACCCGGAGTGGAAGGCCACGGCCGGGAGCAGCGTGACCGCGTCGGGTGGGGAGATGAACGGCGGCGGGAACAACGGGAAGCCGACGTTCACCCGGAAGCAGCTGGAGGAGATGCCTCCGGAGGAGATGGCGAAGCGGATCGACGAGATCAACGCCGCCGTCGCCGAGGGTCGGGTCACCGGCTGATGTCCGGGCACGGGCACGTCATCCCCAACCCCGACGGCAGCAAGGCCCGGTGCGGCGGGCCGGCACTGTGCTCGGTCTGCCAGCGGGAAGCCCTGGGCCGCGAGGACATCTGGACGAGCACCCCGGACGGCGCCACGGCTCCGTCGGAGCCCAACGTCCAGTCCGCCACGCCGGGTGAGTTCGCGGCCCGGTGGAACGCGTGCACCGAGGAGGAGCGCGCGGGCTGGCTGCGGGCGATGCAGGTCGCGTCCGAGGCCGCCGTGCTCTGCCGGATGGTGCACCAGAAGCCCCGGCAGCACGGCACCGTCGAGCAGCTGGTGCGCGACGTCGACTTCGACGGCGAGGCGACCGTCGTGACCCCGGACGGCGTCGAGCACGTCGGCGTCCTGCCCGCGAGTGCGGCCGTCCCGCCGGGAGTATCTCGCGTCGGAGGCCACACGCTGCTGTTCCTGGTCGGGCCGGACCGCGTGTTCGAGGTCATGGGCCTGGAGACGGTCAACGGCGGGCAGGGTGACGACCCCGCCGTCCTGCGACTCCGGCCCGTCTGATGGCCAAGCCCGTCGTCCGCGACCCGGCGGAAGAGCGCCAGGCCGAGGGCATCGCGTTCGGCCTGTACGTGCTCCAGGCCCCGATCGGGGCCGACCACCAGCAGAAGTGGCGGGAGCTCCAGGGGACCCGGCGGCAGGAGTTCGACCTGCTCATGTCCAAGGCGCGGTTCGTGCTCGCCATGGCACCCGACGTCCCGACGCGGGACCCGGTCTGAATGCGGCCCACCCCGATCCCCGACGCCGAGGTGTGGCCCGGCTCCCAGCGGGTCGTCATCGGCCCACCCGGGAACGACCTCGACTCCGACATCGCCGCCGTCGAAGTACTCCGCGACGTCGTCCAGGTCGGCACCGGCTCCGGACCCCGCATGTCCACCCGCTGCGTCCTCGAGGACGACGACCTCGAGCTGCTCGCCGCCGGCGGCACCGTCTGGGTGTCCTTCTACGGCGGGCAGCTGCTGCCGTTCTCCGTCGACGTCCAGCCTCCGGTCCGGGCCGCCGACCCGCACGTCTTGCTCCGCCTGGACATGTCCGGTGGGGGGATGGACTGGAGGGCCACGCTCGGCGGCGTCCCGGACGGCATGGCAGCGGCCGATTTCGCCGAGGGCTGCGCCCAGGCTCTCCTGGAGATGGCGTCCGAGTGGCGTGCGTCAGCCGATGGCTGACTGCCGTGTCTCGCCGCGGGGCTGGTGGTGTTCACGGAGGGCCGGACACTCACCGCCGTGCGCGCTACGGCCCCGAGCGTGGAACTTGCGTGCCCGCGGCGCCGCCCTCGTCTGCTGGGCCGAGGACCGGTGGATCAAGCGGGACCCGGACCGCTGATACCGGCTGTCTCACCCTGCACGTAGCGCCCGGCCAACCAGTCTGGGGAAGAGGCCGGAAGGCCGGGCGCGGACCCACTGAGGGTCAGGGGCACCACCCGCTCACCCGCGCGGGCGCCGACGGGCGACACCACGGACCGACCCCGTTCCGCGACCCCCGAAAGGCCCCCCGTGAGTCTCAACAACTTCATCCCCGCCGTCTGGGCCGGGAACCTGCTGGCCAACCTGAACAACGCGCACGTGTTCGCCCAGGCGGGCATGGTCAACCGCGACTACGAGGGCGAGATCCGCGCCTCCGGTGACCGCGTGAAGATCAACCAGATCGGCCGCGTCACGATCTTCGACTACACGAAGAACACGGACATGCCCGCGCCCGAGGTGCTCACCGACAACCAGCGTGAGCTGATCATCAACCAGGCGAAGGCGTTCAACTTCGTCATCGACGACGTCGACAAGGCGCAGACCCAGCCGAAGGTGATGGGCGAGGCGACGAAGGAAGCCGCCTACGCCCTGTCCGACGTCGCCGACCGGTACGTCGCCGGCCTCTACGTGGGTGCCGGGTCCAACCTCGGCAGTACCGTGGCCCCGGAGACGCTGGCGACCCCGGCGGAGGCCTACGACCTCCTCGTCGAGCTCGGCATCCTGCTGGACGAGAACAAGGCGGCGGGCCCCCGACAGGTCGCCGTCCCGCCGTGGTTCGTCGGCCAGCTGGCCCGCGACGACCGGTTCATCAAGACCGGGTCCGCCGGCGCGGAGAGCACCCTGCGCAACGGGTTCAGCGGCCAGGCCGCCGGCTTCGACATCGTCAAGTCGAACAACGTGCCGACCGCAGTGGACGGCACCGCCGGCACCTCGTTCAAGATCCAGGCGTCCACTCCGCAGGCCCGGTCCTTCGCGGAGCAGATCGTGGAGACCGAGGCCTACCGGCCGGAGCGCCGCTTCGGCGACGCCCTCAAGGGTCTGCACGTGTACGGCGGGAAGGTCATCCGTCCCGAGGCCCTCGTCGTCGCGCACGTCAAGCGCCCGGCCTGACCCCTGACCGTCCCGGGGGCCGCGTGGAGGGCTCCCCGGCCCCCGGGACGCTCCAGCCCCTGAGATCCTGACCAGACCACCCGGAAGGCGACACAGTGCCCCCCACGCAGCGCAACCAGACCAGCAAGGACAACAAGCCCGCCGGCGTCGCGCCGGCGGCCGTCGACACGTCCGGCGCGATCACGCCCACCGCGGCCACGGCTGTGGCGGGCGCCCCGAAGCAGGAGTTCCAGGAGACCCCGAACCCGGAGCTTCAGGCTGCCCTGACCGACCCGGAGCGGGACCTGCAGGAGCAGCACATCGTGGAGGACGGGGCGGTGCTCGCCCGCGACGAGCGGTCGGCGGAGGCACCCGGCATCCGCACGGAGGCCGAGGTCGTGGCCGCGCACCAGGCCGCGAACGAGCGCGCCGCGGAGGCCCTCCGCGGTGGGCACACCGCGGACCCGGCGGTGTCCACCTCCGCGGTGAAGATGCCGCGGGTGGAGAACCGGGAGCGGCAGGTCTACTTCCGCAACCGGGTCAGCGGGCGGGTCGACTCGGTGAACGAGGGCACGCCGGAGCACGGCGTCGTCCTGGGCGACCCCGACTTCGAGATGGTGTCCCGGTCCGCCGCCACGGACTACGCGAAGTCGCTGGGCTGACCGGCCGTGGTTGACGATCGGGTGTCGGTGCCGGGTGAGCCGGCCGGTCGGCGTGCCGGCTGGTTCCGCTCCCCCGGCGGTGTGCTGGCGCACGCGGACGGGCCGTCGCAGGTGCGGGCGTTCACGTCCCGCGGCTACAGCGAGGTGTCCGACGAGGAGGCGCGCAGCGAGATCGGGAAGGGCATCACCCTGACCGTGGACCGCTCCGACTCCAAGGACACCTTCGACTCGGAGTCGGTGCAGAAGGCCGTCGCCGACGAGGGCAGCCAGGCGAAGGCCCGCGCCGAGGCCGCCCGGAAGGGTGCCGCGACGAAGGCCCGGAAGAAGGCCGCGGCTGCCGAGGAGGCCGCGGCCGCCGCAGCTGCTGCCGCCGCCGCGGCGGAAGCCGCAGCGAACGGCGACACCCCGCCCCCAGGCTGACGGTGCGACCGTTCGCGACAGCCGACGACCTGGCCGGGACTGAACCCGGCCAGGTCGCCTGGCTGACCGCCGACCAGCTGACCGCGATCGGGGACGACGCCGACCGCATCCTGCTCCGCGCCACCGAGCTGATCGCGGAGCACACCACCACCGGATGGACGCTCAACACCGACGGAGATCCCGCGGTGACGGAAGTCCGTGAGGCCCTGCGGGACGCCACCTGCGCGCAGGTGGAGCAGTGGCTGGAGGTCGGCGAGGAGAACGACGTGGCCGGGTACTCACGCGGCGCCGCGATGGGGGTCGGCGGCGTCAATCTGTCGTCCCTGCCGTCTATCCTCGCGCCCCGCGCCCGCCGCATCCTCCGGCTGTCCGGGCTGAACTCCGCAGTCGCCTACTGATGCGCGTCCCCTCGCAGCTGCTCCGGCAGCACGTGCAGGTGCGAGACCGCACCGAGGACCTGGGCGACGGGCCCGGCTACGGGACATCGCGCCGTGTCCGCTGCCGCCTCGACTGGCGCACGCAGCTGGTGCGGACGAGCAGCGGCGAGGACATCACCGTCGTCGGCACCATGCTCATCCGCCCAGAGACTTCGCTGGCCGCCGGCGCCGAGGTGACGATCGACGGCGACGCCCGCACCGTCGTCGACGTCGTCCCCATCTTCGGGCCCGGCGCGAAGCTGGCCGGCCGTACGGGGCTGATCCAGTGAAGCTGACGGTGAACCTGAACCCGGCGGCCAAGCGGGCGATGCACGAGGCCGCGGCTAACGCCCTCCAGGACATCGTCGAAGACGACCTCGGCGACTCCCAGAACCTGGCCCCCATCGAAGAAGGCACCCTCATCCGCTCCGGGTTCACCGAGGTCGACCGGAAGACGTTGCAAGGGCAGGTCGCGTTCGACACCCCGTACGCCATCCGGCAGCACGAGGACCCCACGCTTCAGCACGACGCCGGCCGCAAGGATCACTTCCTCGAGGACACCGTCGAGCAGAACCGCGCCCGGCACATCGAGTACCTCCAGCAGAAGGTGGCCGGCGCATGATCTCCTCCGCGCTGCTGCAATACCTGGACTCCATCGGCATCGTCGTCTACGGGCGCACCGGCAACGACGCGTTCCTCGAAGACCTGCCCGACCAGCCGGTCGCCGCGGTCGCCGCGTTCACCCGGCCCGGTGGGGCGGACACCGACGGCGGCCACGGCTACGACGAACCCGCCGTGCAGTTCCTCGTCCGCGGGAACAAGGCGAACCCGGCGACACCCGGGCGGGCGCGCGCCGGCTACACGCGCGCGGTCGCCATCCGCGACGCCCTCCACGGCCTGTCCGGGGTGACGATCGCCGAGGGCACCGACGACGAGGTGTACGTCGTGCAGTGCCTGGCCACCCAGTCCGAACCGACGAACATCGGCGACGACCCCGACGACCGGCCCCGCTGGTCGGTGCCCTTCCGCCTCGAGGTCTACCGCCCGACCGCGCTGCGCCCCTGACGCTGATACCTCCTGTCCGACGCTGACCGGGAACTCCCACCCAGCGCGCGGAAGGCGGCCTCATGGCCAAGGTCAAGATCCTGGCTCGGCACCTCAAGCCGGAGCTGAACACCGGAACCACGCTGCTGCCGGTGTGGACCCCGATCGGCGGGCTCAACTCGCTGACCTTCTCCACGGAGAAGACCGACACCGACGACACCGACTTCGACTCCGACGGCAACGCGGAGCACAAGGTGGCGCAGCGCGCCCGCTCCATCAGCGCCGAGGGCTTCTACAAGGAGGACCCCGACACCGGTGAGCTCGACGCCGGCCAGGAGGCGCTGGTGGCCCTCGGCGAGGCCATCGGGTACGACTCCCTGAAGACGATGCGGGTGACCACCCCCGGCGGGAACGTCACCGAGTACGACGTGTCGGCCAACGTCACGTCCCCGTCCGGTGGCGGCCTCAACGACAACGCCGGTTTCACCGCTGAACTGACGGTGTCCGGGGCGCCCCGCTTCACCCCGGCTGCCTGACCGTGGTCGATCAGTTCCACGACTTCGACGCCGCCTGGGCGGACGAGGACGACGAGCCGGTCGTCATCAAGCTCCTGGGCGAGGAGTGGAAGTGCAAGCGCCCGTCGGAGGTGCCGGCCGCGCTGCTGCTGCGTCTCGACCGGCTGCTCCTCAGCGTGGCCACAGGCGACGTCCCCGACGACATGGTGGTCGACGACAGCCTGTCGCCGGAGTCGATCCTGCGGCAGCTGGCCGGCGACGACAACGTCGACGCCTGGCTGGGCCGAGGCCTCCCGTACAAGCGGCTGATGGCCGTGAACCGGCACCTGACGGCGGTCTACCGCGGGCAGAACCCAGCGGGGGAAGCCCCGGCCGCCAACCGACAGCAACGGCGGGCGGCGGCCAAGAAGAAGGGATCAGGATCCGCGACGTCCTGACCCACTGGAAGGCCCTCGAAGGGTCCTTCCACGCGGAGTACGGCACCGAGAACTTGCTGGGCGAACTGGGGCGGAGGACGTGGAGGTGGTTCACGGTGCGACTCTCTGCCCTCCCCGCTGACTCCGCGTTCGGCTACGCCCTGTTCCCCGTAGACCCTGACACCGGTAAGCGGTCCCGCCGCGAACCGGTCACCGTGATCGACGACCCGGACCAGGTCGACGCCTACTTCGCGCGGCAGGCCGGCTGATGTCCCTGACCGCCGCCGAACTGCGGGCCACCTACACGGTCGACGAGAGCGAGCTGGACGACTCTATCGGCGGCATCCCCGGCAAGATCAAGGCGAGCACCGCAGCCCTCGCCGGCGCCGGGCTCCTCATCGGTGGGGCTCTCGCCGGTGGACTGATGCAGGGCATGGAGAACGAGGCGGTCAACGACCAGCTGGCCGCGCAGCTGGGGCTGACCGCCCCGGAGTCGGAACGCATCGGCGGCATCGCCGGCCAGCTGTACGCCGAGGCCTACGGCGACTCCCTGGGCGGGGTGAACGACGCCGTCGCCGCCGTGATGACGTCGATCGGCGGGATGCGGAACGCCTCCAGCAGCGACCTCAAGGCTGTGACCGCCGACGCCATGAACTTCGCCGCCGCGTTCAACACCGACGTGGCCGGCGCCGCCGCGACCGCTGGTCTGCTGATCAAGAACGGGCTGGCGAAGGACGCCGGCGAGGCGTTCGACCTGATGACGAAGGCCGCCCAGGAAGCCGGGCCGCAGATGGTCGACCCGATCCGGGAGGCCGCCGACGAGTACGGCGTCAACTTTGCGGCGCTCGGCTTCTCGGGCCGCGAGGCGATGGCGATGCTGGTCGACGGCGCGAAGGGCGGGGAGATCGCCCTGGACAAGGTCGGCGACGCCGTCAAGGAGTTCACGATCCGGTCGACGGACATGTCGACCGCCTCCACCGACGCCTACAAGGCGATCGGCTTGGACGCCGAGACGATGGCGAACAAGATTCTGGCCGGCGGTGACACTGCGCAGGCTGCCACCCAGAAGATCATCGACGGCATCCTCGGCATCGAGGACCCGGCGAAGCGGGCCAACACCGCCATCGCCCTGTTCGGCACCCCGATCGAGGACCTGGGCACGAACCAGATCCCCGACTTCCTGCGGTCGTTGCAGATGTCCGGCGGCGAACTGGAGAACGTGGCCGGGTCGATCGACCGGGTCGGCGAGACCCTCTCGGGGAACGCCTCCACGAACATCGAGAAGTTCAAGCGGCAGGCCACGCAGGCGTTCGTCGACCTCCTGGGCGGCAAGGTGCTGCCCGTCGTCAGTTCCGTCGCCTCCACCCTCGCCACCACCTTCGGTCCCGCGGTGAAGGGCGTCGGTGACGTCCTCACGGGCACGGTGGGGCCTGCCCTCAAGTCGACGGCCCAGTGGATCTCGGACAACAAGACGCCGCTGCTGATCGTCGCCGGGGTGATCACCTCCGTTTTCCTGCCGGCCCTGATCGCCATGGGCGTCCAGTCCATGATCTCGGCCGCGAAGTCGGTCGCGGCATGGGTGCTGGCGCAGGCTGGTGCGCTCACCTCTCTGGCCGTGCAGTCGCTGGTGGCCGTCGGAGTGGTCGCCGGCTGGGTGCTGATGGGCGCGCAGGCGATGCTCGGGGCGGCTCGAATGGCGGCCGCCTGGCTGATCGCCATGGGGCCGGTCGGCTGGGTGATCGCCGCCGTCGTCGGCCTGGTCGCGCTGATCGTCGCCAACTGGGACACCGTCGTCGCCTGGACGAAAGCGGCCTGGGACACCGTCGTCGGTTGGATCGTCGGCGCCTGGGAGTGGATCAAGAGCGCCGTCGCATCGGGTGTCCAGTGGGTGCTCGACGCGATCGGCTGGTTCGGTCAGCTCCCCGGCAGGGTCGCGGCCTGGTTCGGTGGGGTAAAGGACGCCGCCCTCGGCAAGCTCGGTGAACTCGTCTCCTGGCTCGGCGGGCTGCCAGGTCGCATTCTGTCCGCGATCGGCGACTTCGGGTCGATGCTCCTCAACGCCGGCCGGGAGCTCCTCGAGGGCCTCTGGAACGGCATCAAGAACGCCGGCTCCTGGCTGCTGGGCAAGGTCGGGTCCTTCTTCGGCAGCCTGCTCCCGGGCTGGGTGAAGGACATGCTCGGCATCCAGTCCCCCTCGACGGTGTTCGCCGAGATCGGCCGCTACCTGATGCTGGGCCTGGGGGCCGGCATCGACAGCGAGGCACAGACCGCCGTCGACGCGGCGAAGCGCGCGGCCGCAGCGGTCACCGACGCCATGCAGGTGGACCCCATGAACCTCCTCTCCGCGGCGGACGCCCAAGCCATGGCCGGGCTGACCGCCCGACGGCCCCTCGGCGCCACCACGACGGGCGCCACCCCCGGCGCGGGCAGTGCGGGCACCGCAGGTCCCGCCGGCACCGGACCACTGGTCAACATCGAGGAGTACTACGAGCAGCCGGGTTCCTCCCCCGCCGCGAACGCCTCCGCCCTCGCCGTCGAAGTCCGCACCCGGCCCTGGACATGAACCCCACCAGCGGGCAGTGGCGCGACCTCGTGTTCGGGGCGGGCACCGACTTCCGCGTCCGCACCGTCGAGGGCTGGGAGGACCTGCCGCCGTCCCGCTACGAGAAGAAGTCGCGCACCCAGGGGCACGGCGCGCACCCGTCCAAGGTGTGGGGCGACGAGCGGATCGTCACCGTCGAGGGGTGGTGCTGGTCCTCCGCCGAGCGGGATGCGCAGCTGGCGGCGTTCCAGCGGCGGATGACGTTCGACGGCGGGGAGGAGCCGTTGGCGATCACCGTCGCCGGCCGCACCCTCACCGCCTGGGCGCAGCTGATCACCGCCCGCCCGATGCTGATCCGCGGGGAGTGGGGCCTGGGCCGGTTCGGCTGGCTGGTGCAGTGGCGCTGCCCGGACCCCCGCCGGTACGGGGCAATCCACACCCTGTCCACAGGTCTGCCCACCTCCGGTGGCGGCCTCGTTCTGCCCATGTTCTCCGGCGCACCCGGGGTCGGCCTCGATTTTGGTGCGCTCGGAAACACGGGGCAGATCGTGCTGCCCAACGCGGGCACCGCGGAGGCGTCGATCCTGTTCAAGGTCCGCGGGGAACTGCCGCAGGGATACGAGATCAGCGCCACCGGGCAGCGCCTCACCTACCCGGTGGCAGTCCCCCCGGGGCAGGTCGTCGAGCTCAACACCGCCGACGGCTCCGTGCTCGTCGAGGGCACCGCCTCCCGCCGCGGCAATCTCACCGTCGCCGACTGGATGCAGGTCCCGCCCGCTGACGCGACCGACGGCACCGCCGGGACGCTCACCGTGCAGCTCACCTCGCTCGGCGGCGCCTACGACGCCGCTGCGCAGCTGGAGGCCCTCGTCGTGGACACCTACTGGTGACCGCACCCACCGGCCTCCTGTCGTGGCTCGCCTCCAGCCGCCCCCGGATCGCCGTCCCTACCATCACCGTCCTCTACGGGGACCTGCGCACCGGCCGCATCATCGACAGCCTCGACGTGACCGGCTGCTCGTGGGCGCAGGTCCTCAACGACGCCGGCGCCGTCGACTCCGTCACCGTCGAAGAGCACGAGGTGCGCGCCAAGAACCTGCGCTACACCGCCCCCGCCGCGAAGACCTTCCTCGCCGTCGACGTCGACGGCCAGATCCAGGAGGCCGGGCCCATCTGGTCCCGCGGCTGGGACGACTCCGGGAACGGGCTGCTCACCCTCGGCGCGGCCGGACTGTGGTCCCTGTTCGACCACCGGAAGGTGTTGCCCGTCCTCAACCCCGCCGTCCGAGTCCAGGACATGAACCTCGGCGCCGCCGGCACCGACCTCGCCGGGATCGCCATCGTGCTGCTGATGCAGGCCATGGCCCACGTCGGCGGGAACCTGCCGCTGATCCTGCCCGCGCCCCTGGCTGGCACCCGCACCGAGGTGTTCCCCGGCTTCCAGCTGCTGTGGCTCGGCGAGCAGCTCCGCCAGATCACCGCACGGGAGAACGGCCCCGACATCCGGTTCCGGCCCCGGTATACCGCCGACAAGCTCGGCATCGAGTGGGTGATGGAGGCCGGCACCGAGATCGCGCCGCTGCTCACGCAGGCCGGGGACGACCACTACTTCGACCGCACCGTGCCGAGCACGCCGGTGGTGAACGTGATTACCGACGAAGACGCCACGGTGATGGGGCAGCGCGCCTGGGTCACCGGCGAGGGACAGGCGGAAGGCACCCTCATCGCCACCGACTACGACGGCACCCAGATCGACGACGGCTATCCGCTGCTCGAGGTAGACGAAGCGCGGTCATCAGTGACGGACCAGGACACCCTCGATGGGCACGCCGTCAATCTGAGGACCCGCTCCGCCCGCCCGATCGAGCGGTGGAAGGTAATCGTCCGCGCCGAAGCCGCCCGCGGCGTCCTGGCCGGCGACTTCGCGCGCGTCGTCAACCGACAGGGCCACGCCTGGCTGCCCGACGGGGAGTCGTTCATGCGCGTGGAGCGGAAGACCGGCGACCTCGGAGGCGACGTGACACTGGAGATGTACGAATTGGCGGCCGTCTGATGGGCACAGCACCCACACCCCCGGGCCTTCTTGAGCGCATCCTGCTGGAGGTAGACCGCCGGATCGCAGCGTTCGCCCGCTCCGGGTTCCTCCGCAACGCCACGATCACCAAGGGCGGCATCACCATCCGCAACGGATTCCTGCGGGTGCAGAACGCTGCGGGAACCGTCACCCAGTTCTTCGTCGGCGGCATCAGCCCGACCCTGCCGGACGGCACACCGCAGCCGGGGATGACCCTCCGCCGCGAAGACGGCACCCTCGCCATGGCCCTCTACGACCCGACCCCAGACCCGGGGTCACCAGGTGGGTTCAAGCAGTTCCTGGCCATCTACGACCGGTCGGGGAACATCATCTTCTCCGACGACACCGAGTCCGGGCAGGGCCACGCCCGGCCGCGAGTGCCGCTGACCTTCTACCGAGCGCGCAGCAATGACTGGCCGCAGGTCACTTCCACGACCTTCGAGACCGTCTACCGGGCGAAGGGTGACAAGCAGCAGCCCCGGCTGAACATCCGCGTGTGGGGAGTGAACGACTCCGCAGGTGCCACCGGTGAGGTGCGGGTCATGGTCAACGGCGTGCAACTCGGCACCACCGGCGCGACCTCGTCGGCCATCATCACGGAGTTCCTCATGGTGGGCGCCGTCGCTGGCAGCTACGGGACGAACCTGGTCATCGAAGTCCAGGCGCGGATGGTGGCTGGTGCCGGCGGAGTGCGGGTGGGCGCGTCCCAGTTGGACGGCTTGCAGTCCTAGTCGCCGGGGGCAGCTGGCGGCGCGTAGCCCTCTTCGCCGGGCAGCTTCGGCACGACCAATTCCGGGGCGGGCATGTACGTCTGACCGCTGGGGTCGACCCAGGGCGCCTCGGCATCGAAGCTGTCCGAGGCCTCAGGGGCGGGAGCAGGGGCCGGTGTGGGCTGCGGGGCCTGCGGGGCGGGCGCCGGGGAGTCGGCGCCCTCGGGTGCGGTCACGCCCCCGACGGTGGCCGTGGGGGTATCAGCCGGAGGCGCGACGGGCGCGGGCTGGGTGGTCGCCGCCGGTGCCTGGGTGGGCTCGACGGGCGGCGGGACGACCGTGGAGTCGCTGGCCGGGCTGGTCACGACGACGGCCGCGGCGGCGGTGCCGCCGACGGCGACGATCCCCGCGGCGATGACGGCGGCCCCGACACGGGTGCGGGCCCTCTTCAGCAGATCAGACATGGTTTCCCCTCCCGGGAGTTCCGGCACACCGTAGACCAGGAATCGGACACTGATACGGAGGCGCGCACGGTTGGCCCGGATCTGGTGACCGGGAGGACTGCGTGGGCGACGGCCTGTTCGTGCACGGCAGCGTGACTGACGCTCAGGAAGCGCGGCTCGCGCTGGCCGGGCTGATCGCCGTACACGGCGCGACCCTGCTCGACGTCCGCACCGGCGTCATGCACGGCGCCGGGTCCACGGCGCTGGTCACCGGCACCGCGAACACCGCCCCGATGAAGGTGTCGATCGCCCCGCACAACTGGGTGACCAGCCGCGGCAGCGCGAACGGCCCCTACCTGGGGGCGCTCGCCGCGGCGCAGCTGGTCGACATCGCCGCCGCCCCGGGCGCCGGCACCCGCATCGACGTCGTGTACGAGAAGCAGCAGGACGCCACCCCCGGAGTGCCCACCCCGGACGCCGTCAGCACACCCCCGATCTACGGGGTGGTGCAGGGCGTCGTCGGCGCCGGCAAGCCCAGCCTGGCAGCGGTCGTGGGCGCCGAGGAGCTGGCCACCGTCGCCGTCTCGGCCGGGGCGACCCGCACGACCGACGGCACCGTGCTGATCACGAACACCGCCCGGCAGTGCGTCGCCCGAGGCGCCGACATCCCCTGCCGCACCCAGGCCGAGCGGGACGCCATCACGAAGTTCATCGGCCTGTCCGTGAAGCGCCTCGACCTCGGCGGCCTAGTCCAGCGGTGGACCGGCACTGTGTGGGCCGAGGGCTCCGACGTGCCCGTGTTCGCGTCCAACGCCGCCCGCGACACCTACTACACCGGCAACCTGCGCGCCGGGGCGAAGGCCAGCGTCGGCGGCATCGAGCAGTACTACAGCGGCACGAAGTGGAAGTACGAAACCACCGGCCGGGTGCTGTACACCGTCGGCGCCCCGACCACCGACGCGGGCGGCGCCTACACGTTCCCGCACGGGCTCGGCGTCACCCCGTCGTCGATCCAGGTGACCACCACCCAGCAGGCGTCGGACCTGCTGCAGCGCATCGGCGTGGTGAAAGTCCTCAACTACGACGCGGCGAACATCGTCGTCGGCTTCATCCGCACCGACACGTCCGCCTACTTGACCAACAGCCTCCTCTCCCTCGATTGGACGGCCACGGCATGACCGACGCTCGAGCAGAGTTCGCCGCCTACGCCTACGAGGCCATCCCGACCGACGAGGTCGACGGTCGCATCGTCACCGGCATCAACGACCCCGACCGTCCCGCCGACTCGCTCGGCCCGCCGATCGGACCGGGCACGGTGACGATCACCTACGACGACGGCGACCCGGACGCGCTGGACCGCATGTCCGAGGTCACCGTCCGCCGGCTCACCTCGAAGCTGGGCGGCGGCTGATGGTCAGCTCGCAGAACGGCTTCTCGGCCAACGACCGCAGCCAGGTCGAGACGTACCTGATTGGCGGCAAGACGAAGGTCGCTCTGCGGAAGGGCGCCCCGGGCTGGCTGTTGCAGCACCTCGGCAACTGGTTCGACGCGAACATCCGCGACATCGACCCCGGCATCCTCGACGACTGGGGCTACGCCGAGCGGCCGATCCGTGGCGGCACGGAGCTGTCCAACCACGCCTCCGGCACCGCGCTCGACGTCGACGCCACGAAGTGGCCGCTCGGTGTCGAACCGACGAAGTACCTGACGAAGGACGAGATCGCGAAGCTCAAGGCCCACCTGACGCTGTACGAGGGCGCGATCCGCTGGGGCGGCGACTACACCGGCCGCAAGGACCCCATGCACTTCGAGATCGACCGCGACGAGGCGTTCTGCGCCCGCATCCAGGCCAAGTTGCTAGCCGCCCCCGGCTACACCCCACCGTCCGAGGAGGACCCCTTCATGGCACTCACCGAAGCAGAGCAGCGCCGGATCCTCGGCGGCATCGACGCCGTGAAGTGGCTGACCGACCAGATCAAGCCACAGACCGACCGCCTCGAGGACGAGGACGCGCAGACCGACGTCATCGCCTTCATCGCCGAGAACACCCAGAGCGCCGTGGGCCGCATCGAGATCGCGCTGTACCAGATGCGGGCCGAGGCCGCGGCGGGTGCTGCGGCTGCGGGCGGGCTGTCCGCCGAAGAGGTCCGTCAGATCGGTGAGGCCGCCGCGCTCGCCGGGCTCAACGGGCTGCGCACGGTCCTCCGGGAGGAGATCGTGGCCGCGGTCGGTGAGGACAACGCCGACCAGGCCGACGCCATCGTTGACGCGCTCGCGGGTCGCCTCACGTCGACCGAGTGAGTGGGGGGATCCGCCTTGGGCGACATCCTCGGCGGCCTCCCACCGCTGAACGTAGGAGTCACGGGGCTACTCGCCCTCGTGTTCCTGCTCATGCTGACCGGGAAGATCCCGACACTGCGAGAGCTCCGCGACAGCCAGGACCGCGAACGGCGCGCGATGGAGCTGGCCGACAAGTGGCAGGCCGTCGCCACCGAACAGGGCATGACCCTCAGTCGTCTCCTCGACTACGCGGAGACCACCGACCACGCCCTGACCGAGATCCAGTCCGTACTACGCGTGCCCGGCGAAAGGGCAGAGCCATGACCGCATGGCCGTTCCACCGGCCCCGCCGCACCCGCGCCGACGAGGAACTCGACGCAGCCCACTGGGCCGCCGACCGCTCCATGATCGACGCGAAGCAGCAACGAGCCCGAGCGGACCGCATCGGGGACAGCATCCGCGAGACCGGCCGCCGCAACCACTTCGGCGCCGCCGTCGCCGCCGTCTTCCGAGGGGATCACCGGTGAACTTCGCCGCCTGGCTGTACGCACTGACCCTGGCCCCGTTCGCCACCTTCGTCGTCCTCTACGCGATCCTCACGCGCAACGCGTGGCGGAACACCGCGACCGGCCGCGGCCTCATGGCCCTCGGCTGCTCCCTCGTCGCCATCCTGTCCTTCGTCCTGTTCGCCCTCTTCACCGACATCCCGAAGGACATCCGCGACCTGCTCCGGGTGCTCACCCTCGGCGGGGTCCAGATCGCCGGCTGGCTGATGGTGAAGAACCTGGTGCAGGAGGAACGGCGCGGACGCCGAGAGGACCACCCACGGCGCCGCGCCACGGACCGGCCATGATCGCCCTGTTGACCACCGCCAGGAAGGCCACCGCGGGGGCACTGGCCACGTTCCTGGCGCCGGTCACCACGCTGTTCATATCCGAACAGGAGATCACCGCACGGGTGGTCGTCGCGTCCCTGCTGACCGGGGCGGTCGGGGGGCTCACGGTGTGGGCCACCGGCAACACCAGGCCCTACGGCGAGCACGCCGCGGACGCCGACTAGTGCCGTTCGCCAGGGGCCCGGTCCTCACCTACACCGGCCGCGGCCGGTACTCCACGGTCGGCCCCACCGAGTACGTCGGCGACCCCGGCAGCGGCGGGGACGTCATCACCATCCCCGGCGGGTTCACCACCGACCTCGCGTCGGTGCCCCGCTTGTTCTGGGCGCTGATCCCACCGCAGGGTGCCTACGAGTCGGCCGCCGTCCTTCACGACTACCTGTGTGCGCAGCTGGCGGAGCAGTACGCCGGGACTTACCGCGTCGACATCGACGCGTGGACGCCCGAACGCGGCTGGCCGCAGCGCATCTCCGCCCGGGACACCGACGGCCTGTTCCGCCGCGTCATGCGCGAGGCCGGCGTGCCGTTCCTCATCCGCTGGGTGATGTGGGTCGGCGTCCGCTGGGGTGCCCTGGCCAACCCGGCCCGCCGCTCCGGCTGGTGGCGGGACGCGCCCCTCGTTGTATTCCTATCCGCGCTCGGCCTGGCCGTGACGCTGCTGCTGCTGTGGGCCGCACACGAGGCCGTCGACGCGTTCCTGCGGTTGATCACCCGAGGCCGGTGAGATCGACCAGGGTCCACGAGTCGTCCCCGTTGTCTCGGATCGTGCACACGAAGTCCGAACGCAACGAGGCCCCGAAGGCGTTGTCGGAGTCCACGTGGCCCGACACCACGTACTCGCTGCCGCTGCCGGATACCACGTACTCGCCGGCCGGCTGGAACTCCGCAGACCCGGGCGACACCAGCCGCTCTTCGATGAACTGCTCACACATGACGCCGGCCCCGATCTCATCCCGACCGTCATCCGGTGTGCTCGAGCAGGCGGTCAGAGCGACAGTTGTGGTGAGCAAGGTCAGAATCAGGCGCATGGTCGGCATCAT